CTGTGAAGTTTATGGCACACCGCAAGATTGCTGGCAAAATGCCTAGGCCTGAAGACATCTTGTCAGGCAAGGAAAAAGAGCTGAATGTCAAGGAAGTAAGTGCCATGTATAGCCTGGTAATCAGCATGTGCTATGAGCTCAAGGCGGCCATCGAGAAGAAGGTTGCCGACAAAGAATTCCATGCCATGGCTGATAACTTCTTTGCCTACATGATGAAGAACTTTGAAACTGAACTGGTGGTCATGGGTGCTAGAATTGCCCTTACCACATACAACTTACCATTCCAACCTACCAAGCTGAAAAACTTTGACGAGTTCCACAGCCGGTATGGCAAGTATATTTTGGCTGCAAGTGCCTAACTAGCCAAGGGAGGGTGGTGTAGCGGTATTACACAGGGCTGTGTTCGCACCGCCCTCCAACCTTTTATATGAACTACAGCATACACGACGCTCAACCAAACAAGTATTTCAAGTATATTGTCAATATACATCGGATGTTGGAGTTCCACACGGCAAGACAATGGATGAGTCAGACCTATGGATTTACCGAGGATATAATGAAAGATCTGCCTGAGACCAATCCGCATTGGGCATTTTTTCTCAAGTTCTCAACACACAAGATTTATCTACGAGGTGATGAAGAACTGAGTTGGTTTAAGATACGATGGGGTGACCCAACGTGAAAATAGCCAGCGTCATGGCACCCTCCTCTGGAGATGGGCATGTGGCCTATAGAGGATGGACTCCGTGTATTGAATGGTGCGATGAGAACTGCGAAGGGCCGTGGCTGTTTGTCTCAGAAGGTGTATTTGAGTTTGAATGGGATACAGATTATGTCATGTTTATGTTGAGGTGGGCATGATCAAAGTTACGACCGCAGATCCAACATTCAATCGGGCATATGTAAATGCTTTTCGTGCCCTGCCGGTTGTAACATTAGAAACACCCAGACAGTATGGAGCACGTTGGCGTGAAGCATATCGTTGTAGAGTTACCCGCGGTGGTCCTGGGTGGCCCATACAGGAGTACGTATTTGATTGCGATGAAGATTACACTTGGTTCATGTTGAGGTGGTCATGAAACAGTTTACTGCTTGGCCGCCACCTGCATGGACCGAATGTGTGATTACCTGGAACTGGATCTTGGAATCCTATCCTGGCAGTCCCAATGATATATATGTATGGTGCGATCAATATCCCAGCTCATCACGCTACCATGTACATGGTTGGCACAGCACCGAAGGATTTGCATTCCGTTTTGAGGACCCGCAAGATGCTATTATTTTTCAATTGACTTGGCCTGCCGAATGAACTACTACTATGAAATAGATCCCAAGTATGATGGCACTGTCTTTGGTGACCGATGGCGCTATTGGTGTATGGCCAACTGCTCACCTGCAGACAACGGCCGTATGTGTTTCAAGACGCACGACGAGTTTGTTGCCCGTAGCAGTAGAGTATGGGTAGAAAATCGCAACGGTGTTTATCAAGTCAAACCCGACTGGTATGGCATGCGTGGAGGTGTAGACCCACAAGAATTTACCTTGGTCAAATTGCGAGCTCGAACAATCAAATGGTGGTCAGATGAGCCAGAATGATATGAAATCTCGGCTGGCAAAAATTGTACAGCAGATTCCTTCGGCCAGCCGAGATGAGTATTATGCTGATACTGCCTCACGGTTAGATACCATCATAGGTGGTGATACCCAACACTTCCTGCGCTTGCAACGAGCCAAGGTCGAATGGGATGATCTAGCTCATGCGGTGCCTGTTGGGCAAGGATTCCTGACCTTTGATGACTATGTGGAAGAATACTACGGTATCAGATTGAAGTATGATGGTGACAATGTGAGCCTAGCCTACGAAATCATCAATGAACGGAAATACACTGTGTTCTTATTAAAGTTCAACAGATAATGCATGTAAACAACTGGACCCTTCCTAGACCCGCAGAAGAAGTGCTCGATCAGTGTCACGAGGTCATCATCAATGATCCTGCATTTAGAATGTGGGCTATGAAAAAGTTCTGTAGAGAACAGAACCTAAGTTTGATATGGAGTGAACTGGTTGATACGTCAGATGTCAGTGCCCTGTTTGATGAGGCTTGTGCTTTTTACTTCGTTGATCCTGCGGATGCTACCCTGTTTAGATTACGGTTTAAATAATGGCCATAGAACGTAACCCTAAACTACTGATTCCAGTAAAGACCTACAGTCATTATACAGAATGCGAACCTTGGTGTGAAGCCAATGTGGGTGTGTGGAATGTGACCTGGTGGAAGGACTTTGCAGATATTGCCATGAATGTGGCTCTGGGCGAAGGGCCACAACCCGACTGTTATTGGTTTGAGAGTGAACAAGATGCCTTAATGTTTAGGTTACGATTTGTATGATTAACTGGTCATGGCTAATTGCTCGTCTTATTAGTGCCATTGGATCGTGGCTAGATGCCAGCAACCTACGCAATCGTGTGTATCAACTACAAGAAGAAAACGAAATCATGCGTACTGCCTTGGAAGATATACAACGCATGGATGCAGAAGGTCGCATGGGCTGGTATGCCAAACGCACCATCGATCACATCGAAGGTAGAGAATAATGTATCGCATGGGATTTGATCTCGGGGGTACCAAGTTAAAGGTCGTGGTACTCGATGATGGCAACGGTGTTGTCTACGAGGATACTACCGCAACACCCATGCGACCCTCAGACATCTACAACTGTTTCGGCATCATGTATCAGGAAGCTGTGACACGGATCAACTTTGCTGGTCACACCATTGGAGTAGGTATTCCTGGCAACGTAGTAAGGCCCACATACCTGCTGGAAGGCACCAATATTCCTAGTGCGTTATTTGATTGTTTTAATCGTATATGTCGGATTGACAATGATGCCAACTGTTTTACCTGGGGTGAAGCTGTGCTAGGAGCTGGCCGCGGAGCTGACTCGGTATTTGGTGTGATTTTGGGCACTGGTGTGGGCGGCGGAGTGGTTGTCAACGGACAACTGTATCGTGGTAATTCGGGCCTGGCAGCCGAATGGGGCCATGTGCCCTTGTACGCCGATGGACTACCCTGTTGGTGTGGTCAACAAGGTTGTGCTGAACAGTATATCAGTGGTCGTGCTGTGGAAAAGAAGTATCGCATAAACGCCGACCGTACTGAACTGGATGCGTCCGCTATTTTCAATACCAATGATCTGGTCAGTTTTGCCATACGTCATGACTTTTACCGCGATCTTGCTCAGGGTCTGGCCAACATCATCAACTACTATGATCCTGAAGTCATTGTAATCGGTGGTGGCGTGAGTAATCACAAAGAAATTTATCAAGTGGTGCCCAACTTGGTAGAACCACTTATTTTCAACAAAGAGCTAAGAACTCGGATCGTACAATCCGAACTAGGCGACAGCAGTGGAGCCATCGGGGCTGCCTTGCTATGAAGATCACCATAAAGAAGAATCTGATCATATTCCACAAGCCCTATGAATGGTATCAACTGACCGAGCGTCTTAGATCCGACTATGGACCAAGTATCATGCTTATTTCGTCACGATGCAAGCGAGAATTGGGATTTACTGTCCGACATCACAAGGGTCTAGTGGAACACGATAAGGGCACCTGGGAAGTGATGAAATCGGAAGGATTCCATAACCGTTATCATTATGAAGACCAGGTGCATTTGGACTTCTATAACGAAGCTCAACAGACGTTTTTTGTGCTTAAATACCTAAATAACTAGCGGTTGACCAATAATTCCATTTCGTATATAATAGTAGTATAGTTAATAATAAGGACAGGTATGAGCACAGCCACTACAGCCAACAAAAAAGAGTCAGACAAGTTTAAGAACTTATTGGGTCCTACTGATGCCAAATTGGATCGTGATGTGCGTGAACGCTTGATCACTGCTCGTGTGGGCCTGCTACTCCGTGCCAGCTTTTTTGGTAACTTGGCCACTCGTTTGAAGTTGGTAAATGCTGACGAATGGTGTCCTACTGCCGCAACCGACGGGCGTAATTTTTACTACAATAGCCGTTTCATAGACATGCTCAAACCCAAAGAAGTAGAATTTTTGTTCGGTCATGAGGTCTTGCATTGTGTGTATGATCACTTTGGACGTCGCGGCGATCGTGACCCGCAATTGTTTAACATCGCCAATGACTATTGTGTCAATGCCGACTTGAAGAAGCATCGTGTAGGTGAGTTTATTACAAGTGTGCCTTGTTTATATGATAGCAAGTATCAGGACATGAGTTCAGAAGAAATCTATGATATCTTGTACGAGAATGCTGAAAAGATCGATATTAGTGATCTGATTGACAAATTGCTAGACGACCATTTGGATGGTGATGGTCAGGATGGTGCAGGTGAAGACGGCGACGAGCAGAGCAAGAATGGCAAGGGTCGTCCCAAATTAAGTGCAGAGGAAAAGCAAAAAATTCGCGATGAAATCAAAGAAGCTGTGCTAGCGGCTGCCAGTGCCAGTGATGGTGCAGGTAACTTGCCCGCAGGTGTCAAACGTATCATCGAAGACATGACTGCACCCAAGATGAACTGGCGTGAACTGCTTCGTATGCAGTTGGAGAGTACTATTAAGAGTGACTATACCTGGATGCGTAACAGTCGTAGAGGCTGGCACATGGATGCTGTCATGCCCGGTATGAAGCTGGATCCCATGATTGATATTGCCGTCAGTATCGATGCGTCAGGATCCATGTTAGACAGCATGCTCAAAGACTTCCTGGGCGAAGTAGCCGGTATCATGGAGCAGTTCCCTAATTATCGTATCCATGTGTTATCGTTTGATACACAGGTTTACAATCCACAACAGTTTGATAGTGAAAACTTGGACGATATTACTGGTTATGAAATCAAAGGTGGTGGCGGTACAGACTTTGACTGTGTGTTTGAATACTTCAAAGAAAACGAAATCGAACCCAAGCGTCATATCATGTTCACAGATGGCTATCCAAACGGGTCGTGGGGAGATGAGCAGTATTGCGATACTGTGTTTATTATCCATGGTAGCAAGACCATTGTTCCACCATTTGGGCAGTATGCCTATTACGAAGAAGAAAGCAGACATTAATATGGCCGTTAAATCCTGGTACCTAAGCGTGGTAGATAGCTCTACACACAAACCTGTAATCCACAAGATGTTTTTTACAGCACCTGAAATGAATCGATTTATCAAAGAACAAGAGATCTTGGACAAGTATAAGAAACCTGCTTATTATATTGTAAAGGAGAACTATTGATGGTCATGTGGATCGCCCTAGTGATAATCGTCATGGTTATTGTTGCAATTGCTGTGGATACCAGTGAGTATTAGCATGAACTCACGCTTGTTAGAACTCAAATCCCAAGCCGAGATCATCACGGTCAACGGAGAAAGCCGCTATGCCTTACCAGACGAATTTGCCGAACGATTTGCTGAATTGATTGTAGAAGAATGCGCTGGATTGTTTACACTTACATTTACCGATGAACAATATCAGCGTAGGATTGATAAAACAATTAGAAAACATTTTGGAGAGGACCTATGAACCACCTAGTTAAAGATATCATTGCCGAAGCCAGCGGCAAGTTTAAGCGTACTGTGCTCCAGCCCGAAAACAAGTTTTATGAAGGTGTGATGGCACGACATGAAGTTGATGTTGAAAGGGTCGCTGAACTGATGATTGAAGAATGCATACGCAATCTACAGTCAAACGGTTATGACGATGCCGCCGAAGCTGTTAAACAACATTTTGGAGAAGACAAGTGAACAATTTACTTCGAGCGTTAATAGCGTTGGTCATCATCAACACAGGTGTAACTATATGGGCCAGCACCAGAGAATTCACAATCGCTGTTGGTGAAGAAGAGTGTCAAGTCCTGGGTACTAACTTTGTAAGATCTTTTTTGAAGGATGTAAAATGAATCGAATCAAACAGTTTTTCTATCGTTATCATACCGAAATTATCTGGTTCCTAATGGGCTGGCTGACCTTGAGTGGCTTCCACGATCTAGGTAACGGCAACTATGTTGGTGCTGCAATATCCTGGGGCCTAGCATTTATTAACTATAAACTGAGATAAACCAGTATCAGTTTTACCGAAACACCCCATTTAGGGGTGTTTTTGTTTGAAAAAATAAATTAACGGCTAATATAAGTGTTAAATATCTGCATGGACAATACACAGATTACAATCGCAGATCTTGATACCATCAAGAACATCATAGACTTGGCCTGCACTCGCGGTGCATTCCGTGGTGGAGAAATCAGTCAAGTGGGTGCTGTCTATGACAAGCTCACTGTATTTTTAGAAGCAGTAATAGCTCAGGCGCAAGCCCAAGAAGCCGCAAACGCTGAAGCCGGCAAACCCCAAGGAGAATAAAATGGCATTTATTAAACACGTAGGCAAACATGGAGACCGTAAGGTCTGCATCCTGTTCCGTCAGGTACCCGGTGAAGATCACATGTGCTTGTGCATCTATCCAGAAGTGTTACCAGCACACTGGCAAGACTCAATCCAGAAGGCCTTAGAAAGCGAAGTAGCACAGCAAAGCGAAGAACTTGCTGATGCCCTACACCGTGCTTATCTTCCGGATGGTCGTCCTGTGCTAGAGACCTTACATCAAGAGCGCATGATCAAGAAGTTGCGTACCAGCGATATCATCGTAACACCAACTCCGGATGCCAAGATTCGTTTAGATGAACTCAACAAGATGCTGAACGAAATGAAACAAGGCGAAGCTGCTATCAAGAAGATGGCTGAGAATGATGCCAGCCGTGGCATGGTTGCTCCAGAAGTCAAGCGCAAAGCCGAAGCTGAGTTCAAGGCCAGTCAAGCTAGTAAAACAGATTCGGTGTTTACTCCACCTCCACTCAAGGCCAGTCAGGATGGCGCCCTTAGCGATAGAGACATTGCGGCCAACATGTTGGCACAGGCCAAGGCCATGGAAGTCAATGCTCGTGCCATGGTTGCCGAAGCTGCACGTATGAAGAAAGAAGCTGAAAAAATGGATCCCACTGTTTCAGCTCGAGCCGTAGCCCCAGTCACTGAATCTGCCGAAGCTCCCAAGCGCCGCGGCCGTCCTGCTAAGGTGGCCGATGCAACACACGGATGATTTTTTAACCCATTGGGAACGCATTGTTGGAGAAGTAAACAAAACTGATGTTCCCTTAGAATGCATCAAGAAAGTTGTAATTAAGCTGGACGAGGGTCGTCAAAAAACCATCAATGTACATACCCTGCTCAAACAGGGTCTGCAAATGGAAGAAGTTGAAAGCATGCTCACAAGATACTTTGCCGAGAATGATGCTCACATACGCGATGTAGACTTTGTGGTGGATGTGACAGCAGTGGCCAATCTTGTACAACCCGAAACTGATAAGTTATTAGGCAAACTCTAGGTCGCAAGACCCGGAGTTTTTTGCTATAGTAATAACATGTTTACAACCATAAACGAACTACACCCCAACAAACGTTCTGAAGAAGCTGATCGGTTATTCCAAGCACCCGAATCTCAATTGATCAACGGCAAAAGTACGATCATATCTGATGTATCGGTGCATGAGTTTAGCATGGGTGATGTAGAAGATCCAGACCTGTATGCAGCACAGCCCATGTATGAGTGGCAACAAAGTGAAGCTGGTCAATGGGTCATGGAACACGCTGTTGAAACTCCGTTTTGGCACAGAGTCATCGACAGTCAATATTATTTTGGTTATCGGTATCGTATCATAGCCCGTATGAGTGAACCGGACCAGACATACTGGGCATTAAGGTGGGGAAATAATCGATGATATTCAATCACATACGTAAACTCAAAGAAGATGGTAAGAAAATTGGTATTACCTTTTCGACTTTTGATATGTTGCATGCTGGCCATATTGCCATGTTGGCCGAAGCCAAGAATCATTGTGATTATTTGATTTGCGGACTACAGACAGATCCCACAATCGATCGTCCTGATACCAAGAACAAGCCGGTACAGAGTATCGTAGAACGACAAATCCAACTGGCAGCCTGTCGTTATGTGGACGAAGTTGTTGTTTACCAAACCGAACAAGACCTAGTCGACTTGTTGCTTATACTTCCCTTGGATGTGCGTGTGTTGGGTGTTGAATATGAACATTCAGAATACACAGGCAAACACGAAGGTATGATGCGTGGTGTTCACCCTATTTTTAACGCTCGTGATCATTCATTCTCTAGTTCGGGTCTACGGAGTCGTGTAGCTCAGGCCGAAACAGAAAAGTTGTTGCGACAACAGAAGTAGTTGTATTATATCAAATCTTCGGTAGTCGACAAATCTTCTACATCATCGATTACCGATTCTATCGCTGATTCTATTATTGAATAAACTATGGTTGCTGGTGCTGACACGATCTTGTTCTGAGATTGTGTGGCCAACTTGCGCATTTGCCCGGTCAATTCCGTGTTGGTATGCCAGTGTGGCAAGGCCAGTATGACCACAACCATCAGGGCTACAAGACACGATACTGCTGTTTTCAAAATATTCTCTTTCTGTTGGTAAGATCGCACCAGCTCATGTCGAATTGGTGGTTACGATCTTATGTATCTGATTTTAAGAATTACCCGTCTTTTTGTTTGGATTTAGATAGATTTGAAACGGCTCGGGTGTATGATACCGGCCTACTTCTCCCAACGGAGAATAGGTCCAATCCATTGGTAGAATTATTTCTCCTTGTGCGACAACATCGGGCCTAGACGGAGTAGTGCAGATTGCCAACAAAATCAAACCCAGTATGATCGATACAAGGATGATCATGCTGGAATCATTGGGCCTTGATTTGGCCTGGCCGCATGATAGTGCTGTTTGAAAAAGGCACTTTCAGGTCCCAGCACGGACAACATGGGCAAGTTTAATTGTTTGTCAAGATCTTCTGCGACTCGCCCGGCTAGAATCTCTGGTATGCTGTCTTGTACTGTGGCCCAAATTTTTTCTAACTCTGCTGTGTCTTGTGCGGCATGATAGTCCCATTGCGGTGTGATCATCATCATGTATGTGCCCATCCTACTTCCGGCTATGCTCCAGATGCCATGGTCTACATCACGTCCTATGTTATGCCATATGGACAACTGATCTCGGGCTGATTGAGACACACTGTTGACAAAATCGTTGACAACGGGCCTGGATCCTTCCTGTAAACACAATTCAACTCCGGCTCGAAAGCCAGCGACCCAGGCTTGGAATGCTGATGCATTGTGGTATGCGGTTGAATAGCAGTCGTGCATCTGAGTAAGGTCACCGTTGATCGATCCGCGAGTAGCTAAAATTAATCCATTGTTTTCTATCAGGCCATTGATGTGATTTCGACTACGCCACTGGCATGTGGTTGAGCTATCGGTTAATTCTAAAGTCTGTTGGAAAAAATTATTATCGGGCACAGTGTTGTTGGTGACAACGATAAAGTGTTCAGTGTTGCTGGATTTGGCGGCTGTTTGATAGGTATCTGCACGACGGATTCCGGGAATTTGATTTTGAAGAGTGGACCAGACTTGTTCGTTGGGTGCTTGATTATCTGCTAGATAGACACAATCTAAATCTGCTATATTGACCGATTTCATTGCTGACATTTACTCGTCGTTGCTTTTTTGATTGTTGCGACGCTCTTGTAACGTTAGTTTGTCATCGCCTTTGCGGGCTCGGTTGTGTCGTGGGTTACCACAGAGCGTACAATGTGGCTGACCACAATCCATTGCGTGATGTTTAGCAAGACGATGTGGTTGTGCTTCGTCGATGCGTCGACTTGCCTCGCCAAAATGTTTACGTTGTTTAATAATATTCAGTTGTTTTTTGATTGCTATCCAGGCACGGTGCATGCGTGTTTTATGTTTGATTTTATCTTCATCTCGACTCATTGTTTTTCCAATAGTTGATAGTGTCAATACTTACAGTTTGATTATACTTGAAACAGCGGATAAAGTAAAGAGCCCCGTGGGCTCTTTTGGTAATACTTGTTGCATCATTGGACCGATTGATTACTTGCTTAAATTATCAATCTTGTCGTTTAGTTCTTTGATGGCTTGCACCAACAAAGGAATCATTTTTTCGTAGCGTATGGTCAAGTATTGACTGTCAATTGGTGCAGGAACCACAACTTCAGGCAAGACCCGTTGGACATCTTGTGCAGATAGACCAACTTCTCTTTGAGCAGTATAGCCCAAGTCTTGTGCAGTTTGGTTAGCTTCGTAGTAGAATCCAGTCAAGGATGTCACTGCATCCAGGGCATTTTTGATATCACCCAAACGTGTTTTCAATCTGTCATCTGAGTAGTAAGCTGTGACATTATTGGTAGCTACAATCTCGCCAGTAACACCTGTAGCAGCAGTGCCAACACCAAGACTAGTAAGTGAAATATTAGCTGCACCAAGACTGAAACTTGGAATACTAACTGCACCTGTGATGCCATCAATCATGATTGAATTGGTTGGTGTGCCACCAACATTAACACCAATGTTTAAGTTACCATTGGACGTGGTATTTTTTAATGTTACTGTTGTACCGCTAACATTGGCATTGAAGTCACTGTTAAGTCCTACTGTCAAACCGCTGTTGTTCTGTACCAATAATGAGCCACTGGTACTGGTGTTAGCATCGGCTCTCATGAATGAAGTACTACTCAATCCGTTTAAGGCCTGAGAACTAGTAGCAGTGCCCTGGAACAAAGGTACCTGACTACCAATTAATGTTGATAAAGTAATACCGGGACGGATTGTAGTAAATCCAGAAATTGCCGGCTGAGGAGTAAATGTAGCGTCTTTGCTAACAATACCTACAATATCATTTTTTACATACAGTTCAATGACCACATGACTTACGCTTTGATTATCAAGGACTGTGGCCACAATAGCACCAGATGTGCCTTGACCTTGACTAGATTGTGGGCCAACCAATAACCAGTTGTCACCTGTGTATACATTTAACTGTGCATTTGTGCTGTCATACCATAGGTCACCAGCTACACTAGTACTGGTACTTGGAGCACTGGTGCTGGAAGTAGCAGCTGAAACAGATTTCCATGTACTACCTTGATATACCTTGAGCAGACCTGCGCCCGAATCCCACCAAAGTTGACCTGTGAGTGGAGCACCAGGAGGTGTAGTATTTGATGCATTTTCCAACAGGTGAATAAAGTTGGTATCTAAGAATTGACCGTATCCAGCATAATTTTTACCCACCAGAGTCATTGAGCTGGCGGTATTAATGGTACCATCTGCTATGGTAGCAAACAACGCACCATCGGTTAAATTAATTGTATATGACATTTATTGTTCCGTATTCATGTATTTACCGCATAGTAATATGCTCATATTTATGTTGCACTCAAATTGGTGAGAGTTTGTATTCTCAAAGTATAATCTATCTGTATCTGACGATTTAGACTCTTTTGCACTGGATGGAAAATAACATGAGTAATCAACAACAAATTGCTAGCCGACCCATTCCAGCATTGTAAACCCAGTTCGTCAAATACATATTCACCGTTGAAATTGGTTGAATTATCAAAGGCCTGTTGCCCTGCTGGTTCGCCGTAGTCTAACAAACAGGTGGTTATAATATCAGTATAAACTTTGCCTGAGGTGTGTACTACGGTCATATAATTGTTAGCAGGATCTGAATTGGCAGCCGAATTGTCATCAACTACCTTGCTGTAGGTTTCGTTGTAAAGACTGGCATTTTGACCAATGGTATTTGGGGGCAAATAAGTGATAACACCGGTGGGATCTACAGCACTTCCGCCGTTGCCAAAGGCCATTTTATAAATGTAACCGGTATTTCTGTCAGCCAAGGTATTGGCCATACAGATACTGATATTTTCGTAATGAATTGCATTACGTTTGTCTACCAAGACTTCGCCTGTAGCAGGATCAGTGATCTTGACAAAACCTTCAATTTTACATAAGCCGGGCTGAATCATGCTCGTTTCTCCACAAATACTTGTCGGGTAGCAGGATCAAAAATCTTCACAAAACCCTCGACTGAAATGGCTCCAGTTTCGTTGGGTCGTTTAATTGCCGGTGTTGCAACAGGGCTAGGTTGTTGGGGCATGTTATTTTGATTCATACATTATTTACCATGATTATAAACCCCGCAAAAACCTTGCAGCCGGGGTATTGGTTTCCTGCAAAGGAACTCCATTGCTTGCTGATGGCGGATTTACACCCTGTTCGTACCAGGTCACACCACGACGCACCAGGATAGTAACCTCTACACCCTCAGGTGGAGCAGTATCAAATTCAATAGCCACTGGATTATTGGAAGTAAAGACGTAGCCGGTAGTTACTCGTATTCCGCCTACATAAACTTCCACAGTTTCTTCAATTACGGTGCTGTCTTCAAATTCTGTATTGATGTCCTGGGCGGTAAACACTGTAGTAACGCCATCTCCAAGGGTGCTGTTGCTAACGACGTAATTTTGATAGTCTGCTGGCAATAAATTTCCACGTCCCATGTTGTAAACAGTGGCACCAGCGGCGTGCTCCGCGACGGCTGTACCAGCGGTTCCTCTTAGCAAACCACTGATTGTATTATCGGTAGTGTTACGCACACGATACATGATGCGTTCAGCATCAATAGTTACAACTCCCCAAATATTATTGGCGAGATCTGGTTCTTGAAGTGCGTTGGCATTGACTACTGATATCACGTCATCAGTAATGGCCACACTGTCTGTGGTTTTGGTTGTGGTTGATGGAGTAATACGATAAGTTGCTTGTACTCCACGCATGTCTTGGAATATACGGAAAGCCATGGCATCTGGAACAACGCTTTGAGTAAGACTGGTTATTGCCAACACTGATTGATCTGGAAGCGTTGGTCCTAAAATAACAACCTTGGACCCGTCGACTTCATAGTCTATTCCGTTAAATAACCAATTACCATTTAATGTAACTAAAAGTCTATTTGGATCAACAATAGGTCTACCGGTATCAAATACGTTTTCTTCTACGACACCGACGGTCAAAGTTGGTCCCACAAATACCTGTGTGAGTATACCTTGTTCTGCGGTATCATTCCAGGTTATAATTTCGATGATATCACCCAGTTGTGGGCTAAGTCCATTTAATGGCAAGAAGGTCAATTGATTGCCAATCACTGAATACTGAGATGCTGTGCTGACTGTAACTAGTATAATTGTTCCTTCCGCAGGAATGGTTCCTAATAATGTAATAGTTCTAGGAGTCGTGCTGTTGACATAAGGACTGACTACGAAATCGACACCTAAAATTTGAGCTTGATTGTTTAAATAAACTTGTACATCGTTATCGGCAATCAGCGATTGGCTGTATCCACCGCGATCAGGTAACGCATAGGTAACTGTGGATCCATCAGCAACGTATCTTGCACCCTCGTAAGGGCGAGCTCTCTGACCATTTACAGCAACTATCAAGTTAACCGAATTGGTACCTTGTAAACTATTAGTCAAAGTATAGGTCAACTGTGCAGAGTCTGTGACCTGTATGGTTTCAAATACTGGCAAGCTCCAACTGTAGGTAGTGCCGTTGTAGCCATAACCCAGGGCGGTTAAATTGATACGATTGGTTGCATCATAGATATCGGCGAATGTTATTTTGGTTTTAAGATCTCCAAAGGCTGCATAGGTATAATCTGTGCCTTCTTCTAAGGGGATCTCTCCATTGTAAATCACAAACTCATAAATAGAATCTACCGGTGGTGTTGGGCTGGTACTGGTTGGGAATGGAATAACAATTTCATTCCCATTGATCATTTCAGACCCAAGATATGTGCCGGTCATTAACTGATTTCCACCGCCGGTGCCTGTTACATAAACTACCAAGGTGTCACCTGGTACAGCCATGGCTGGATCTACAGTCAATTCATAGTTGGCCCAGTTGTATTCTAAAGGTTCTATTGCTAGTCCTAGCGTGGCATTAAACAATATCACGACCATAGGAGATTGTAATATGCTCTCAAAATTTAACACAGGATTGTCAGGATCAAACACATAACGACGACTACCGGTAGGGAATCCATGTCCTAGACCACGCCAGTCAGATCCTGGAGTGGTATAAACTCTAAAATCCAAGGTGTCAAATTCGCTACCAGGAATCAGCTCTTCTGGAGCATAACTACTGTACACATCTATATAGCCGCCACCATCTACATTGATATCTGTAGGTCTTGTTCCTAAATATGTGTCTGAGTATTCGCTAGAGTAAAGAGCATCGAGTTGATTTGAATCATATGGCACAGCATAATTGGTTGCAACAACTTGAACTCCGGGATATTCAACACCATCAATCAACAGAGGCAAACTGAGTCCTGGCATGTTTGCTGTAGGTGTATAGAATCCCATGGTACGATCCACACCACTCAGTGAGTCAGCAGGAACCAGCGTCCACTGTGTGACATTAAATGTTGCGGTAGATTGTGTAATATTGGATGACCATGCACGATCTTTCCAACGTACTAGATCTCCCTCGGCATAGACCACATTGGCCTGCCATTCGTGGATGGTGCTAACGTATTCGTAACGATCGTATTTGATTGTGGTTCGAATTGAACGCACAAGACCGTTGCCCATTTGCGCTGTAGCCACAGCACCCGATCCACCGCCGCCGGTGATGGTAATTATGGCAGTGGTACTGTAGCCAACTCCGGGATTGTCGATAGTGATAGCTGTCACTTGTCCTGCGCTGTTTATAACTGCGGTCATTTGAGCTGGGGAAACACAAGTCCCAGTTACAACAACATCGGGTGCCTCAGTGTAGCCACTGCCGCGATTGACCACTGTGACTGTTTGGATACTCAATAGATAATTGTTATACCAATCACTCCAGGGTCTTTCTAGCCAAATTTGTGCGTCGGCAGAAACATCACTTGCAAATGACTGCGCAACGCTGTCAGAATAGGTGTAGGGAGTTAATATTGGACTTACAAACTGCGGAATATCCAAAGCTGTATTCCAATAAGCCGGTACATCGTAGTCGGTTAAATCACCTGCGTAGGCGTCTAAACCATCATAGATCAAATTGAATGCAAGATTCTGCACGTGATACGGCTTGACTTCGTTGAGATAATCCAGGACAAAGGTTTGATTATCTGGTTGATATAATTGATATGGTAAAAGTCCACGTATCACGTGGTTAACATCGATGTAGCTGGTCTTGACCAACCAATTGGGGCTGGTAAATTCACTGTAGATAAATTGGAAAACCAACATTAGACTTCGATTACGTTCAATCAATAAATCGCCAATAAACAATTCTTCATTGATAGCTCGCAAAATTTGTCGTGTTTCGATCACGGGTTCTTGATCAAAGAACTGTGCATCAAACACCTCGGCATCAAATCCAAATCCGCCCAGGGGGTAATTCCACAGCACTTCACTGAATGCAATAGTGCCATCTTCGAGTCCTACACGATCCCATCCGGCGACAGTGCGAAGATAAATTTCAAATTTGCCTTGTCCGTTGGCAGTGACCTTGACACTACTACCAACAGGTGCAGTGGTCAAACTCAAAGTTTGCAATCCGGCAGTATTGGCCACTGTGGCCACAGGTTGTATGCTACTGTTATATCCTGGCAAGTACCAGTTGATACGATTCCAATACAGAGGTGTATCGTAGTTTTGTACCTGCACTAAGTTCAACACACGCAGACCAGTTATGGTAGTACTTTCGGCCACTTGATATATAGCCCAGCGTCCATTTTGATCCGAATCAGACAACACCAAATATCGATAACCAATCGGCACCAGCGCAAGATCTTGATAAGATAATATTTCAAGCGTGGCCACTTCGTAATTCCATGCACCGGTGTTGGCTGCTGGAATTGGTTCACTGCTGTTTAACAAATAAAAATTGCGTGTTTCACTTATAGGATACTGTGCTAATACCGTATTGGCACGAGTCAAATAATTTTCCAAGGCCTTGAAACGATTGATAAACATGCTTTGACGAGGGCGGAACTCAACACCATACTGCATGCCCGGGCTCAAAGTTGTGTCGGGCACTGTTGCACCGGTAGTGGTTACTCCACAGAAGCTGTCCAACAATTTACGATATAAATTATCATTCAGGAACGACTCGGCCTTGCCATCAGCAATAAAAGCATATTCTGTGTGTATGTCATTTTCGCCGCCTTCGGCCTGTCGGTCATATTCGATATGTAGAATTGTATCAAAAGCCGACAACAAGGTAGTGGCATTGTATATGGCCACAGCGTTGGCCGACAAGGCAGCTATGTACGGTAACCCACTATTGACAGGATTTAAGATATAACTAGCAACGGCTGTGGGGCTTAGAGTTTTTCCAGCTGCGGTAGCCACGGTGTTGATTCCGCGAACCCAGAAATAGTAAGTAGTAACCAATAGGCCTTGATCATCAATAGACGAATGCACAGTGTAACTGGTGGTACTAAATGGAATACCAGTTCCGGTATAATTAACTGGTGGCACTGAGCTAGCAGTCCATTGATATATGTCAATGGTACTGCCAGGGAACACTTGTCCCCAGCGGCGACTGGCGTAAATTAAATTATCTTGATTGGCATCAATAAATCTAACTGAATTAGTGTCCCACCAAATTTCTCCTTCGTGCGCAGGTCCCCAGCTGGTTCCAATATTGTGTACTGCCCCAGAATTATAACTGGCCGGGTCAACTGCACCAATGTAATCAATGTTCCTGCGAGCCACGCCTAGAATTTTGCCCTGTAGTGGGTCAATGTAATCAAAATAAGTCTGTGTGCTGTTCAACAACTTGTCGTATGAATAAACAGAACTGATAAGATTCACGTCTACCATGGGTTGTTGGGTGTAGAGCACTTGCCATACTGCTGCGTCGCTGGCATTGTCTAGTACCGAGACTCTTCCATAATTTAAATTGTTGTCGCCATATTCAGCACCAGGCGCACCTACCAATAACCGTCCACTTCTGTAGTTGACTGCGGTACCAAATCGATCTCCAGTTTCTAAATCGTTTTGATATACCTGCTGGCCAAAGACAAATTTTCCAGGATTAGATATACTGGAATCTGCACTAGGCAAGTAATCATATGTGAATACCACTCCAGAATTATTAGTGTAACCAAAGAAAGTAGTACTGTGTTCGTCAAAATAAGTTTCACCAGCATCGAATGTGGTGGGTTCGTAGACGTTGCCATTTGGTGCACCTACTACTAAATTAACAGCACCGGTGTTTACGTTCAATGACTCGCCAAAATGAGCATAATCAGTAGGCACAGGACTTGTGATAGTCTGTGTGTAGACATAGGTCGTAAATCCAAGATCTGCAAATGCAGTTCCGTTTATACCAGGCAACACAGTGAGTTTGTTAAATTCTGCAGCAGCTGCAAGATTGATCACGGTCACAGTCATGCGACCCGACACCACCCGAATTTCAGCGTCGAAAGCAGGTGTAGACACAAAGGCAATTTGTTGAGTATCATTATTGTAGGTATAGTCAACATTGACTGTTTGCAGTACGTTGTCAATGTAGACCAATGTGATGTATTCAGATGCAGTAGAATAAATGTTGCCAATGTCAAAAATCTTTGTAGTTCCATCGCCCAACAAATACACATCAGATGTAGTCGATGCTTGGGCATTGGGTATGCCAGCAGAATTAATGGCCTCTGCTAGTCCGGCCACAGTATTGTCAGGGTATGCAGGCACAGTTACCAACTGATTATTAACACGGATAGTATCCCCGGGAATCAAAATAGGATTGGCCACAGTGGTGGTTGTTATACCATAAATTCTAGATTGATTTACCTGACGTTGTACCATGCCGGCCTGTATCACACCAGTTGCATCTGAATCAAACGGAGCACCTACATACACACTACAATTGTTAGAACAGATGTCAAGGCTTTGTCCAAATTTAGATTCATCAGTTACTGTGTTATTGGCAAATTTTTGCACAAACTGGAATTGATTGGTTTCAATTTCCAATGTATCGCCCACAGTCAATGCCAATGAGCTAGATAACACAATGCTGGATCCATTTACGGTAAACTGTCCGTTGACATACTGAGCTGTATTGGTCAAATATTGATTGTTTAATACAACTGCCACTGGGTCTGTATGTAGACCCGGAATATCGTAGGTTAGTTGTGAAGCATCGCTGATTATATATCGTATCACACTGCGATCGATAGCGTATACAGCGCCTGCACGGGCAACAGTATCGCCAGCGGTATTGTTGGCGCTTTCATATGGTGCACCAATTAAAATTTGTGCGCCAGTGCTATCCGTAGTAATGCTGGTTCCAAATCTGGCATCGGTATCAACACCACTGACCGAAATAGAATTTATGTATTGCCAATAAGATCCAGTACCGGTACCAGATTTAATCAGGATTGTGGCACCTGCTGGTGGTACAGTCAAGAATACCAAACCAACAGTCAGTTGATTAACTGCTTCTAGGTAAGAACCAGAATCTGTAATCAATTTATTGCCATTAATGGTAACTAAATTAGAATAGGCACTTTCGTTATATGTGTAATCAATATAAGGACGTTGTAATACATCATTTACCGTGACCGTAAATGAATCATAATCAACTGCGGTATACAGGTACGGTTTCAAATCAAATGTTGTAGTATTGCTGACACCGCTACCGGTGTAGGTAAATGTAGAAATTTCTCCGCCGACATTGATTCCTGTTACAGTAATGGTAATGTTATTGGCCGCACTTCCTGCGGGATCAACCTGTGTGTAACTGATAGTTAATTGATCACCCGAGGCATAACTCTGACCAGGTTCTGTCAGTATAATTGTATAATCGCCGCGAATGTTGACAACAGTAAATGTGGCTCCAGCGCCGATGCCGGTGGTGCTATTTTCAGTTACATTGTAATAGGTGTTGGAATCCAACTGTACCGATGTGGATCGAAGTATAGTTATTGCGGTTCCTACTGCAGGAGCCGTTGTAAACAAAACATTAGTGGCAGAGATTGTGTAATCTGTACCGTAGGTTTGCAAGGAATTATTTAGAGTTACTGTCAGCTGACCAGGTCGAGCAGGATCAATTATAATAGAGTTGCTGTAATTGAATATGCTGGTTGATCCATTACCGGTGTATGATACCGATTGTTCTGGAATGTCAACTCGACCATAAGCATAAACTCGATTGGCACCAGGAGCACCGATATACATCCAGTGCTCGTCGTCACTTATCTGCACTGATGTGCCAAACTCTGTGGCTCCAAAATTTTGATCGGGTGCTACCAGTAATTGTGTTTGTAAATAATTACCGGTACCGGGTATCAAATATAACACAGTCGCATATCCAGCCAAAGAATTACTAGCACTGGCCCCAGCAACAGCCCAGGTTCTATTGCCAAAGTCTACACTGGCACCGTAACCCGCAGTATCAGGAGTTGTCAACAATATCTCTAGATTTTCAACATATCGATTTGTGGCATTGGTACCATAGGTGTATACTGCACCTGCTCCATTGGCAGCACCAGGTGCGCCTACAAGTAATGCCAAATGATCAGAACTCTGAGACAAGCTGGTGCCAAACAAAGAATTGGCTTCTGGGTGTAGAGCTTCCAACGTGCCAATTGATGCAAATGGATCAGTTTTTTCTAGAACTTCCCAGTGCCCAGAGCCGTTGTCGTCAACCCAGGCAGTAGCACCCGGCACCAGTTGGTTTACGTAGGGCAAGGTCGATACATCACTGGCCTGACTTACCCGCATGGTCTGGAGGTAAAACACAATACCTGTACCGGTAATCGTGGTCTGATTAGAATTGTTAAATGCGTATTGGATGACCACGGTGTCGATACTGGGTCTACTCAACACACGATATACGCCATCCACTGCCGAACTAAAATAACGAACAATTATTAAGTCGCCCACTGACAGATCAACTGTGGTGCTGAACTGTGCTCGACTGGTGCCGTTGAGATTGTCAGTTAACTGTGTCAAGCGTCCGGTGACCTGGGCGCACTGATAAATGTTCCAATCGTAACTGTTGTCCTGGGCTACCCAAATTTTGGTACCATTGCCCACAGTAGACAACTTGGCAGCAATCGAACTGGGATCATTCAAATTGAACACTGTGATATCTACATCATTGATGTTGACATACCCAGCCGACGGCAAGGCTGTGTCTAGGTTTCTGGTATAGGTTGTGGGCAAGATGTTGGTGTTGGCGATGGCATAACTTTCAGCCCAAAGGTTGCTCAACAATATGGCTTGATCAGCTTCGCTGGTTTGGCCAGGCTGAACAATTTGGAATGTGCTGGGATTGCCGGTCAACACCGCTTCGTTGAGAGCCACTTCAAACCAACTACGATTGGCCTGGGCTCCGTAAGTTCCAGCCAGGATACCCCAGTTTTCATATATGTCGTATTGTCCCACTACATTGTTGAAATTGACCTGAGTAAACAGGTCTGTGGCCTGACGTGTACCCATGGTTTTAATAAATTGCTGATAGAGATTTACCTGACTAGTGTCAGTCAAATTCAAATCAACCATGTACTGTCTTGGTCTGAATCCAATCAGGCCAAATGCCAGCAGGTCATTGTCATTGTTGAGATTGGCAGTTTGCGTATCGTAGCTGTTGGCCAACTGATCGGCCTTGGTGGCCAAGTTTTGTAATAAACCCTGCTGTATACGAGCATAGTTGCTCTTGTACCAGTCTGGGTAGTCAAAGGTTGTTTTGGGTTGTACAATTGTGGCGGCTTGCCAGTAGTTGTTTTTGTAAATGACAATGTCGCCCTTGGTATATTTGGTATTGGGTCGCCAGGCAACAACGTTGTTTTGATTCAGGATAAAGCCCTGCGCATTTAATGTACCGTTCCACTGAGTGCTTGTAGCAGCATTCAGTCTAAGACGATTTTGTCTTTCGGCTGTGACAGTATCGTAAATTAAATCATTAAAGATAGTGGTATTGTCAAATACAACCATGTCTTCATAGTCAGTAAATTTTAATTGCAGATAACTGATGGTCTGGCTACCGCCCAAGGTTGTGTTAAGAGTAAAGGTATTTCCGCTTCTGCGTATGATTAAATTTCTGGCGTTCAGTGCCTGGCGATTTTGATCCAACAAGAGATTTTCTGGTGTATAGGTTGTGATAGAATCTACCACAGCGCCAGCTCTAAAAGATATCAATCGAGTAGCTGATGGATTTAAGTTGATAATAGTTCCAGTGGCCCAGCCTTGGTTGGCAAAGTATAGGAATTCCTGGGCCATTTGAAGCCAGTTCAAGGTATAGCCATTTTCTCTTGTGGTAAATGTCAACCCTTGACTAGTCAGGTATTGACCGTAACTCAGCAAGAAATCAACCACGCTGGTCAAATTGGTAAATGTATAACCGTAAGGTATCTGTACCACACGATCAGTGTATTGACTAGGCACAGTGACTGAAATGTTTCCACCAGTTAAAGTCTGTGTGGCCCCGGCTATTTTACTAGATAGGATACTAAAATAAGGATTGGTGGTGCTGTAGCCATACACGCTGTAACCACCTTCAACTACCTCCACAATCACAGCACTGTAATTTATGCGATTGAACGGTTGATTTTTGTACAGCAACAAGTTGTAACTTTCAGGAGGAATCAATTGGCTGGCATTTTGACTTTGGGGGCTACCTTTTTCCAAATATACAGCAAGATTTTGTTGAGTCACAAATGCAGCAGCGCGATAACATAGTCTGACGTCAAGATTGGCCAGGTCGGTTGTGAGCGCATCGGTGCTGTTGATTCCCAACTGCTGATTGTAGTCCACAATCCAGTTGATATAACTGGCCTTGCTGATGCCGTTGCCATAGACTTGGATATTTTGTGGTTGTATTCTGTAACGACCATTGTAAAGATATTGATCCAATTCTGCATCATACTTGTATAGATCTCGATCAGCAAACAAGCTGAAAAATTCTGCTGGACGTGTTAAGATTAACAAGCGCATGACAGCAAACGGATAGCTGCTACTCGTCCACCATGATGCTTCTACTGGGCCACCGTCGCCCACTGTCCAACTCTTAACAAACCCTTGTGGATTATAGGCACCCATTACACTGTAAAATGGTGGCAACAACTGGCCTTGACTGTCGACCGGAATTACATCGGTTAATCCTGGACGACGATATTTTGGTATAACATAAGGAGCCACAGGATCTGCCACCAAGCCAGCTGCCAAGTCGTCCCATAAAACCAAGTTGTCACTGGTATAAGGTACCGGACCATAACGATCAGTCCACCAGACAGGTTGTTCGCTGAAGCCTAGCATTTCCCACGGTGTGGTATTTGGAGTCATGGTATCGTAGAAGTAACGATAAATTCCACGCCATGCACCCAGTAAAGGTTCTTGATCAAGTCTATTACCGGCCTGACTGTAGTTGTAGGTATAAGGATTATCGGCTATGTAGGTTTGTGTTGTATAGTCCAACTTGTTGGCGCCGACCCAGGCTAAGAAATTTTCTCCGAGAATCTGATTAATCTCGGCCTGTGTGTATTGTGTGGTACGGAAATAACCAGGAATTACATCTTCGGCCACCAGGGGAGGAGGATTTCCATCATTTTTAAGATTACTGAAAATTCTCTTTTCAAATTCTAATAGCACTTGATCACGTATGTCACCAAAGGCCACAGTAATTGATCCGTCGTGTCCTTGTATCACCGGTGTGGGATTTACATAATCTGTATCCAAGAAAATCTTAGGTTCGTACTTGGGATATAGTCCCAGCTTGGTAGGTGTATTAGGAACAAAGTTTCCAGCAGTATCAGAGTATTCAGTGATGGTAACTACGTCACCTATGTTTAGCGCAACAAGAATAGTCAGGGTTGGACCTTCAGTGCTAACCACATAATCATATTCACGGGTCAGCAACACATTGTTGATGTATACACACAGTCCTAGATAATTTGACGTGGTAAAATCATAAGTCTGTACGGTGTTAAACTTGTTAGTGGTTATAGGACTAACAGTATAACTGTTTGAAGTGAACACTGTGCCAGTGGGCAACATATCACTCCAGTAAAATGGATTGAGATTGGTACGACCCGCGGTAATCTGTGCTATACTGGCATCCAACAGTTGAGCCACAGTCCAGTTATCATAATCGGCAATGCCAAAAGTGGTCACAGCATTTAATAACTGTGATTTGAATTTGATATATTCTGTGCTGTTATAGGCCAGCGAGGCAAAAATATCGTAGTTGGCATCGCGCATGAAATACCCGGTCAGGGTCATAGGCGAACTTTGTTGTAAGATCTGCAGACCGTACGGAACAATATTACCCAGGTCTCTAGTATTATTGGCACCAATCACTGGACCTGACAAGCCAATAAGATTTTCAGCAATGGTTGTATAGTGATTGCGTATGGTACCTAGAGTAAACTGATTGCTGTTGTTGTTCAGCGGATTGTTTTCCAAGTTAATGGGCACTTCATAGAATCCCTGCACACTGATTTGATCACTAAGCACAGATACTTCAATTAGGTCTCCTGGCACATAGGTAGTCAACAAATTGATCGTGGTTGTGTTGGTTCCGACTGTGTATTGATAATTGTAACTTTCTTGGAATTTACCATTGGCAAATATTTGTATGGCTGGTACAGTGTTGTTATCGTTGACAGCAACGTCTAATAATAACGGACTACCATCATAGGTAAACTGGAACTGTTGACGTACCAGACTAGGTGTGATGGCGGTTTGCCAGCCAATTTCTCGTTCAAATGTTACACGGTTGCTGTATTGACGCACAAATCCTGTGCTCAATGACTGCGTTTTTCCAGCACTATTGATAGTATAGGTAAATGAATCCTTGTAGAAATTGTTGTCAAAAACAATGTCGCCGATATTGGTCAAACTCAAATATGTCAGTGGAAATCCCAAAATAAGATCCGGCACAGCATTGCCAATGGCGTAGCTGAACAAAGGACTACCTGTAAAGTTTGAACTGGGATAAACTGCTCTATTGCTAAAGCTAATTCCGTTGCTGTCATAGATATCAAACAATGGAGGTTGGTTAACACTGATCTTTTGTTGTGCTTGAATCCAATTCACACCATCAAAGTAGTATGAAAGTCCTTGTTCAGTATTACCATCCAGTATCACCACAGTTTGATCAACCAACGCTGTATTGACTGGATTTAGATAAATGATAGGTTCCGGAATCAATGGTGGAACAGTATCGGGGACAATAAATTCCACTTGGTAAACAGTTCGTCGCACCGCAGGATCGGTGTCTGCAGCAAAAATAACAGTGCTTCCTTCGACCAGGGTATACCCATCAGTGGTATATCCGGTAGTACCGTTTACATTACTCAACGCATCAGTTTGAGTAAAATCAACAATGTTAACCGGTGGCAATCCTTGAGTGCCAAAATCAAACAGGCGTGTACCGGCACGGAATTCTAAAATTGGTCTGGCTGCACGGAAATTGTTATCCAATACAGGAGTTGTATTATTATACGTGGCCGATGCTGTGATAACATCAATATGGAACCAGCGATTGCTACGAGCCCAAGCATTGAGATCTGGGCTGGCGCGATTCATGGTGAGATAATCTGGAGTTAATGGTGCATTTAATACGACATCAAAATTAGTTGAATCATACGGCGTAGAGTCGTAAGGGACCACAAAATTATTGGTATAGGTTTCTGGAGTTATAAAGTTATCCACCGGCGATAACTGAATAGCTTTGCCAACACCTTCCACATAATATTGATTGTTTTGATAAGCGGCAGGATAAACATTGCCGCGGAACACAACTTTCATACCGTTACTGAATATCACCCCATTGGGACTGGTGTAGGTAGGCGATCCAAGGATAGCATCTACATCAATTGTGCCGGACATTTCTGGATCAACTAACTGTATCCGTCCAAAAATTGTTGGATCTGTGCCGTCTTGATAAAATAATAAATTTTTATCCGACGTCAACAAAGGAATCGCTTCAAAGAAACCAGCAAGATCTTTGTACCAACTGGTGCTGGCATATTCAGTGCCAAACAACACAGTAAATTTGGTTTCTGTGGGTATTTCAGATATGCTGAGTAGTTGGATATATTCTGTGCCGCCAATTATGTTATACTGTACTATCCAAAGACCATAGCGTACAGCAGGATCAGTAATGGGTGTAGAGGCAAGTGGATCGCCTATGACAGTCTGTATCCAACCCGAATCAGTTGTTTGAAACACCAAAGTCCTGCCTTGGAGATTTGAAATCCCATCAATGCCACCATAGGTGGCCATAAACGATTCAACAGTTTGGTTATTGATTTGATCGTATTGTAAATCGGTAATCAGATCTACATTGTTGTTGAAGTAGGGTAAATTGTAATAAAAGTTTTGTGCTGTACTCAATGGTACATCAAAGGTCACTGTGCCAAGATCTATGCCGTTGTTGATGACGCCATTGATTTCACTAAGGCGACCGCTGATGTTAGGAGTAGCCAAGATGCGTCCGTCAACTCCAGGGTCTGTTTGTATCCAAAACTTTGATCCTGTGCCGGGGTTGGCATCAACAATGTTAAATTGTCCGCGGAAATTGAATTCTAAATCATTACAATAATACAAGGTATCGGGTGCGTCTTGAGGAACTGTAAATGTGATTAGGTTTGTCGAAGCACCGTTGTTGAATACTCCTGCACTCCATAAATTTGTGGTCCCAAGGCTCAGTTCGGTCTTGATATAAAAGGCCAAAGGAACAGTTTGTACAAGATTAAATGTGTAGGTATTTCCACGTACCAAGGTTAGGGTTGGATTAGGTTCAAAATTGATATTCCAACTGGTTGCATTATTGGTAACACGATAATTTATAGTTTCGGTTGAATTTTGTGCAATTTGAAATGTATAACTACCCCCACGCACAAAAGTCAGAGTTGGGTTGGTGTCAATTTCGTTGCTGAATGTATAAGAGCCATTGGCTTTTGTAACTGTATAATTGGCAGTGAGCGGCGCTGCGACTCCTTCGACGTCTACTGCCAAGGGTCCGCCCGGTAACCAATAATACTGTGCATAATTGACAAATTTATCAAAATCAATAAACGGATCCCAGGTATAGTAATCACTGGTATACAATCTGTCGGCATTGTTGGTAACAGCACCTTGTAGTTCTAGTGCATTCATGATACCAGGGTAGGTTATAGCGTCTACTACACGATGTGTGTCAGCTGGATCTGTTTGTACTACACCTGGCTCTAGCTGATAGTCAGTGCGAGATTTGGTAGGCTCAATGACATATTTGTCATTGGCATTGACCCCAGGGCCAATTCGACGACCAATGAATCCTTGTGTTTGTGTAAACTGTGGATTTTGTATCAGTTGATCCAGTGTGGCCGACAGGAATTGATTGTTGACCGGCGTCTGTAATATTTCTGGTAGAAAATCTACACTGCGTACTTGTTTGGCCATTAAATCACTCCACTACCTGGAGCAGTTTGTAGATTGGTACTGGTCAAGGCCGTGATAACTTCTACGTCATTGACTGTGGCACCGTTGACAAAAATCTGATTAGGGGCGCATCTGATTTCATACAGGTCGCCAAAACTCTTTTGTGTGTTTAAGGGAACTAGGACCACACTACTGACCACAGTACCGATGTTTTGATGTATGTAAGCAGACAGTTCACTGAAATAGAAGGTGTCCCCAAAATTCCAATTGGCAATGTCAAAATAGGCATTCATACTGGCCACTACCAAATTCTTAATACTGCTAACGCTGGCTGTGCTGTTGGGAGCGCGAATTACTTTGATTGTGGCTCGGAGAGCTGGATCGGCCTTTTGACCAAACAAGGGCTGGAAGTCCACACTGTTGAGGATCATGTTGTCAGATATCATTTTGTAATTCTGTAGACCTTGATAGGCTGTGTTTAATTCATCAATGGTAGGCACTGTGGGTTCTACAACAGTACCGGTGGTATCCTGCAACCAGTTGACATAAGATCTATAGTAAGCATTGGTCACCACATACACGTCAATGATGTTTGTGCTTCCAGGATCAATTCTACTGGTCAATGGACTGTTGTGACGATATTGGAAATATAAATCTTGGCGACCAATCTTGGCTTGATAATCATAGCTCACAGTCAATGTAGGATTGTCTAGGCTGTTAACTCCAAGGATGTAAAATGTTCCAGCACTGTAGTCAATGTCTGAGGTAGCATTTGAAGGATTATAAGCATAAAACACCTGGCCGGTTACATATTGTGTTTGTACTGCCTGTATGTCAGCTAGAGTTGCATAATCACTGTTGACTATGCCAGCTTCTATCAGCAGATACCGTTGTAAATTATCAAAGTCCACGGTGGCCTGGAAAAACACCAGCTTGTGTTTGGCATCAACTGCGGGCGCCACGATGTCGTTAAAGAAATCTGGGTTAACTGGTGTAAGTTCGCCTGGTGCCTTGGCGAAACTGACCACAACCTGGAAATCATCTACTAGTCCATCACTCAGGACTGGTTGATCAATAATGGTCAATATATTATCGGTCCCCATGGGCTGTGCAGAATCAGGCTGACTATTGACTTTCAATACGTTGACATAATCACGTATCACTGTGCCGTTACGACTGTCATAGATGGGATCGCTGGTATAAAAGAAAAATCTTGTTTGTAGCACACTGCCAAAATAGTAGTCCAGCGACCTGGATACCACAGTATAAGTCGATCCATTGTAGGTGGCCTGAACTAACCAACTGGCATCGCTGTTGGTGCCTGCGGTGCTTTGTGCATTGGCCAAACTGAATGCGGCATCAACATCCAAGTTATTAGAAGTAATCACATACCAAGTGGCAGTAAGATTGTTGTAGCCTAGGCCAAAATTTTGATTGAGATAAATTTGTTCAACTACGCTTTGCTGTATACTAGTAGGAATATCTGTGACAAACAAAGGAATTACTTTTACTGGAATAGCACCTGTGGGTACATAAGTGTTTAATACCACAGGGCCCACGCCCGACGGCAAGTTGCCCAGGCCTTGTGCTGTGCCGGAAAGATATACAGCAAGTGGGCTGGCCCAGATTGTGAGTTTGTCATCGGCCTTGACAGGAACTCCCACTACCAAATGATTTTTACCGTTGAAATAATAGCCCGTGGGCGCTGCAAATTGGACCAGACTGCCTTGTGTAATGTACTTGGCATTAGTGCTGGTGTATGCGCCAATGGGCACTGGTTGGCCTGCGGAATTTTGGAAATAGCCAGTGGTTTCATTGGTAATCACTGTGCTTTGATGCCAGGTATAGTTTAGAGTTGTTAAACTGGGTCTAGGATAATTGGCATAATAAAACTGTTGTAGACCGGCTCTGAGTGCCAAGGGATTGATCTGATTGACCACAACATCCGAAATGTCATTGGTAGTTAACCAACTAAACTGGAAAGTGTATAGATCATTGGATTCATACAGGGCGCCATCGCTGGCAAAAATATTGGTACTACTGTATTTTCCAGTGCCGTCAACTAGATCAAGATAACGGCTGGTACCAATCGACGCACGATTGACCGCTGTACTCTTGAGAATACTGTTGTACTGTGTAAATGGAAAATTGGTATAGTCCTCGCCGTTGACCATGCGATTTTGTGTATAGTATTGAGCCGGAGCACGTTGTTTGATCTCTGCGATGGTTTCACGTGCTTGTGCATTGGTCACTGGCTCGGTGATGCCGCAGGTAAATGTCAGGGTTTCGATCTGTCCAGTACGACTCACATAACTGATAGGCACTGTTACACTTTGCATTTCCACTGGATTGATAATGTAGGTCAGACCATTGCTGGCGCGAACATAGGCACGGAATGTACCCACAGGTATGGTGCTGAAAATACCATCGCCAAAGTTCATGGTAATCTGATCATTGGTCCTGCTGGCCACGCTGTAGATATTTCTAGTGCCAGAGGCCAATTGCTCCACGGCTGCCGCATAGACACTTTGTACCTGTTCCCAGTATTGAGAAATATTTCCCAAGTTGTCCAACTGATACAGCCAAATGTCAGTGTTGTTGATGCCTTCGATGTTGATGGCCACGGCGCGATTGGTTATGCGCTCGGGCAAGTTGAAATCTTGATTCTGCAGGACTCCCTGTTTGAACAGGAAGAAAAAGCCGGTGTTGGCACTGAGATAACCTTGTTGGTCATTGCGGAACAAGATATTGAACTGTCCGTTGGGCAGGGGAGGTGGTTCGTACACATAGTCTTGGCCTGCTGAAGTGGCATTGACCACTTCAAATGGCATGTTCACTGTGTCAATGGTAGCAGTGTAGGGGATCACTGGCAAATAGCCCGGAACCAGATTGATAGTGTACTCCTGTGTGTCCACGCCTAGTATCGTTTGTTTGTTTCCGGGATTACCAAACTTTTGTGTGTTAACCAAGCTGGCATTGAGTATGGTAGTAAACTGTTCTTGCCAGTTGAGGTTTGTGGGGTCGGCCCAGTTTACAGTAAGATTGGCCAGATTGATGCCGTTGTAGTCGGTGATGTTTTCTGTGGTAGATACAGAAAATACCTTGAGATATCCTTCAGCTTCGGTATTGCGGTTAGGTGTGTAACTGACCAGGTTGGCCAAGCGCACCACACTGTCTCTACGCTCGGCTGTGTCCAGGTAATTTTCTCTGGTGTTTAAGTCAGTACGGAACGCCAGACTTTGACCCATGAAGGCCATGACATCCAGCAGGGCAATGAATTCTGAACTTTCAATGTAGTCATTGAATGTTTCTGGGTAATACAAGCGCAAGTAATCCACAAAACTCTTGCGCAGGGTTTCAAAATCATAGCTTTGGAAATCAGCTTCTTGATAGGTCTGATAGATGCGTTTCCAATCTTCTACCCCAAAAATTGCTGTTTGTCTTGATGTTGTGGCCATAAATGTTCCCAGTTGTAATATTTAGCTTGTTGATAAACTGGGTAGTTAAACGTAGCTGGCTCGGCGCTGTTGTTGATCAAAAAATATGCTCAACTGTTGTGCTGTGGTACTGGGCACTACTGCTATACCTAACTGTATTAGAATGCCGTTTTGTTGGGGAAATACCTGTATGCCACTGACAAACACTCTGGGATCGCCACCACACACACGCTGTATTTCTGTGTAGATGGCTGCTTGTGTTTCTTGTGTTTGATTTTCAAAAAGATAATTCCAAAGTACAGTGCCGTAACCAGGACGACCCACCAGTTCGCCTTGACGTATGTTGAAGGCGTTGAGCAGATCAATTTTGATCAGATCAAAATCCACCACTGTGAATTTTTTATTTTGACGTATAGTATTAAATCCAATGAATGTAGGCATGTTGTATTTAACCTCAAAATTTATCCAAGGATTCGATTAACTTGCGATGCGCTAAACACCGGAATTCCATTGACAGCTCCTTCGGCTTGAGCCAGCAAATTATTGGCCTGGCCCTGTGCTTGACCAGCCAATGCTGTGGCCTGCCCTTGAAGACCCTGTAACATGTTTTGTGCTTGGCTGATATCAAGTGCCGCACCGATGCTGGCCGATCCCGGAACGTCAGCTCCAAAACTTGGAGTTGGTATCTTGGCACTGCCAAATATTTTTGTAGTGGCCACATCCACAGTGGCACGATTTACTGTGTTGGTAAATCCTGCGGCTTTTTGCACTGATGCCACTAGGCTGTCTCCGCCTCCACCAAGTATGCTGTTGATATCTAAATTGCTAAAATCTGGCAACTTGGCTGTTAGTGCGCTGACATTGGGCAGGTTAGCAGTCAACGAATTCAAGCTGGGCAGATTAGCTGTCAACGCACTGACATTGGGTAAGTTGGCAGTCAACGCACTGACATTGGGCAGGTTAGAGGTTAGACTGCTGAGATTAATATCACTTAAACTGATATTACTCAAACTACTGGTCAATGTGCTGGCCGCATTGGAGGCAAATTGTGAAACCTTGCCTAGATTGTTCATGGCAGTTTGAACTGATGCTATGTTTGGCGTTATGCCCGATGTCAAATCGCCCAGGCTAGGTACTCCCGGCAGTGCGGGCAATCCTGCTTGTCCAGCTATACTGGTCAAGTTGGAAGTGATCGAATTCAAATTGGGCAATCCACTGGCCCACTGTGCTGTGAGTTCTGTGCCAAAGCGACTGGCATTTGTGACCAACGAAGCCACTTGACTGTTTACACTGTTGGTCAATGTGGCTGTGGCTGTGGTCAGGGCCTGGTTGGCACCAGTATAGACCTGTCCAACCACAGCCGACACAGACTGTGCAGCAGGAGTTGTGATTACCCCAGCGGCTTGCAAACTGTCATATCCGTTGGACATCAATGTGGCCTGTGCTGTGTTCTGTGCATTAAGATTATTAAGAAAATCCTGAGCTGTGTTGATTCCGCCGCGTCCGGTCCATATACCCGGAGCACCAAGCACATCCGTCAACGGTGCTGGATCAAATATAAACTGTTGCCAGGTGCCAGGTTTTACATATCCGGCCATTTCTAGTTGTTGACAACTGAGTCCGTATTGCCCAACACCTTTTTCATTGGTCATTACTGTGGCTGGTTGATCTACACTATTGGCCACTTGTGCCATGAGTGCCTGCACCTGACTGGACGAAAGCGAACCAATCGCCGGTGCTGTAAATCCTGTGCCTGTGATTGCAGCTATGTTGGCTTGGGTCACAGGATTGTCCAGCGGTGTATTGACCAATGACGGAATCCCAGCTACAGTAGGTAGGCCAGCAATGATAGACAAGATTACAGTGTCATCAACTCCAGCAGTGCCGCGATCCAGTCTACTTAGCTCAAACTTGGCCAAGGCGGATGTGGTTCCTGTAACACTTTGTCCTGGCTCAAAGCCCACTAAGGCACCGGCAGCCACCTGACTATAAAAGATATAATCAGCCTGTGCTTGCGTAGTGCCAGCAGGTGCCTGCATGGTAAAAGTTGCGCCAGACGGAAGGGTATAGTTAAATTGCGCCATGTTTATCTTCCATTTAGGGCGTTAATATCAGCAGATAACGCCCGTTGAAGTGCAATAACCTCATTCAGCTGACTGCTAATTTTAGTTCGTTGCTCTTGAGTTGCGGTGCTACCATATTGAGTGTACCATGCTTTAAGAATTGCTGCCTGACTATCTACATAATCACTTGCGGCTTTTATACTCTCTCTATTTGTAGGGTCCCAACTAACAGACGAAAGATTAATTGTTGGTGGTTCTGGAGAAGTTGTTGCTGCAGCCGTTGCTTTTGCTGCTGTAGTCGCGGCATCACCTGTCTTGGTAATCTTGACATCCTTTGGAACCGGCGGAGCCGCTGGAGGAGGTGTAGGAGCTGGTCCGCTCAGTTTAACCGAAGTGCTGACTCCTTGGTTATGATAGGGATATGGTTCGTGTGTGGGCGCACGAGTCACTATACTTTCTAGTCCAGTAGGTTGAGCTACCCAACCGGTGCTGTTGTTAAACTCTACCTTGGGCAGGAGATATTTGGTCAGACCTTTTGGTGCTTCCACTTCGATCTTGGGACCACCTTGCAGTTGTATCTGACTGCCATTGAAACTCAGGCTAGATCCCGAGGCCCAACTACCCAGCTGGCTGCTGATGGCCACAGTACCGGGACTTTTTATACCAATGGACCCTTGACTGAACAAGGTTAACTTGCCTTTGTTTGATACAGTCATGTCCATGTCGCTTTGCATAATGGTACCCTTGGTACTTTTCATATTAATTGTTCCACCAGCAAACATGTTGATATCATCATCGGCGTGTAAGTTTATAGTTCCCTGTGACCGTAGGTTTACACTGTTGGTGGTGTAGACGTCTAAGGTTCCTTCTTGTCCCAGTTCAACCCATGACTGTCCATTGGCATGACAGATGTATAAACAATCGCCATCATCACTCATGGTAATCTGATGACCTTTGCTGGTGCGTATGCGTACAAGATTATCCTTGCCTTGCAGATCGCCATCATCCATGACCAAGGTATGTCCGCCTCGTCGAGCTACTACATTAGCAGCCGACGGCTGTTGTGAGGCTAAACTTTTACCGGTAACTCCAGCATCTCCACCTGCACCACCACCAATTCCACCTAGATAAATTGCGCGACCCGGGGTGCTGATGCCATAGCAAGCACTGGGACTTTCACGTTGGCTGGTGCTACCAATACTGCCACGAACTTGGTCATTGATTAGACCTTGTTGGAATAGGATACCGGCCAAGTAACTGTGTACTGGTTTTTTCTGATCAAAATACTTGGGATTATCAGCAATCGCTAGATTAGAATTGTTGATTTCGGTTACTGGTAATCTAGTAGATCCAGCAAAGTAACTGGCTTGTGTGGCATTTTGTGTTACCGCTTGAGCTTTGTCCACTGAGCCAATGGCCGGAATCATGTGAGTGATGCCTTGATCCGGAATACAACCCAGGTAATATCCTTGACTCGGATCTCCGCCAACAAAGAAACAAATGACCTGTGTGCCGATGTCGGGTGGAGTAAACCACATGCCATAACTTTGTGGATTTCCTTGTTCAAATACACCTGTGCCGGCACTGGCGCCGGCAGGTGTTGCTCCGTAGAAAGGTGGGCAATAATTGACTGTGCGCCATAGGCTACTATCATCTGGATTTGATCCTCCAAACAATTCAATATAAACTTGTAGGCGGCCACTTCTAGTTGAGTCTACATTGTTTTTCACTCGGCCAATAAATGGACCCATTTCAACGGGCATGCCGCCGCGATCCATTTTGTAATTACGTGGTTGTCCTGTGTTGCGTTGTATATTCTCGCCGGCCATTAGGAATCATCCTTTGATATAATTTGTGGTGGTTTATTTAATCCAGTTAATCTAGCGTTTAGATTGTTATTGAAATTACTGAATCCAGACGATATGTTATTAGCTAATGAACCAAAACTAAATTGTTGTAAGTCGCTTGCATTTCCAGGAGCGGAGGTAGTTGACGGAGCAACGTCGCCACTGGAAGAGGCCGGCTTTGGTGGTGCGGCAGGTTGTGGTTCTGCCGGATAGTACAAGTCACCGTATTCATTTTTTCTAATATTGGATACCTGGCCAGTTTCGTCTTGTATGGCATATCCACGAGATCCATCGTCTGGCACTGTAGATCCAGTACCGGCATTGGCGCTATTTTGTGGGTCTTGTGCATTGGATTGACTTTGTGGAATAGACGCTGGTCTGCTTCCAGTGTCCGTAGTAGCTGTAGAAGCAGTTGACCTGGCATTAGTAGACGGGCCAGGATTACTACCCAATGGTAATAGACTTCCTACTAATTCTTGTGTAAATTGACCTTTGCTAAACACGCTTCGGCAAGTAGTGGCCAAATAAACAAAGGTTTCTTTTGGAGCACCAGATCCAGAATTGGTATTCATAATACCAGTACTAAAATTGTAGTCCGTTGGTCGGTTGAAACTCACAGTAAACGTCACCTGTTGACTGTCATAGTTAATAGTTCCGTCGGGATTAAATGGCTTGTAATTAAAAGTTTGAGCATTGACTCCAGTTGATACCTCGCCTTGTTGTAGCCAGGCAGGGTCTCCTAAAATTTTCATATGTACTTCTGCAAAGTCTGCTACACTATACAAAAATGACGAAGCACTGTCTGCGGGCTCGTTTACATAATTGGCCTGTCCTTGCCCGCGTTGTTCGCTAGTGGCCATGTAAGTGCGTTTGCGTTGATCTCGCCCAGCCGGCGGCGGTTGTGCAACCGATCCGGAATCTCCGGTTATAGTGGTGTAATAAGCGCAGTTATATTCTTGTTCATAACTTAAAATTTGTGAATTAAGCCCAGTAAACCAATACTCGTAAGCCTTGTGTGCGCCAAGATAACTGCCTGGTGGAAAATATTGGCTGTCCATTTGATTTATTCTATACGGACTAACAGTAAACGTCATACGATAAGCATAATCTCTACGTTTTTTATCATAACCCAACGGTTGGGCACCTACACTAATTTTATACCAGGCGATTTGTGTTTTAGTATTGGCTGTTTTGCTCGGTACCCATTTTCCATCTTCGTTGTAGTTGCCTAGCTGTTGATCTGTGACGTATCGGCTGCTGCGCATCACTTGATCAATCAGCTGTACAACCTGTGTTCCTGCCGTGACTTGCCATGTTTGACTGTTGACTGCAAGTTGATCTGTGGAATTATCTAATTTGGCCTGTGCTGTATCGGTATTTTTTTGTGCAGTATTTTTGTAGACCAACGGACCCGGTTTGACTACCTGTGCGTTGCTAATAGATTTGTCTGCAAACGTTATTACATATTCGTCGGCTATTTCATAATCTTTCTTTTTTACCAACTCTTGTTGATGTTGATTCAATGCTTCGCATAGACCAGTAAATAATTCGCCGGATCCCTTGGTCGGGGCGGCAGTTGCGTTAGATGGGGCAGAAGTTGCTGTGCTCGAATCGGCATGAAGATCCACCGACCTTTCAGCAATCGTAGATCCCCTAACTAGAACTGCTTGTTTGATAGCCAATTGTTCGGGGGTCGATGTTACGGCCGTGCCGCCAGGGCCGCCAAATCTTTTGTTGGCTATAGCGGTTGGGTTGTATGTTATATTGGCCATTATTTTTCTTACCTTGCTGTGCCGTCGGCATTATATTGACGACCGTATGTATCAAACCAACTTTGTTGAGCTCGTAATCGAACGTCGATTGCCAAGTCACTCCATCCTGGTGTATTGTATTCGGTTGGCATAGGCGGTATTGTTGCACTTGTTGGCGCTGCTTTGGATACTCGTGCGCCTGGTTCGGCTTTGTTTGCGGCTGTGGTAGACCCAATTGGACCACCTTGTAGCAGTTGACTCACAGTTTGTCCCGATAATGCAAATGAAAACGGAATAGTACCACGTGCTTGACTTGTAGCAGTATTATATGGTAGTGGGGCTGCTTCTATATTATATACGATTTGATTGGCTGTGGTACGGAATGTAATATTTACTAGATTAATTGGATAATATTTTTTGATCACTGCTTGTGTATTGCTATTAGATAAATTTCCAGTGGCAGGAGCTACCAATTTACCTTGGCTGTCGTATCCATAAAATTCTATAGTTAAACAATAAAATGCCGCGACATAATTGTATGGTTGTGTGATACTTTTATATAAACCATTTACTGCTTCAAATAACCTTTGCAACAAGGTCAACCCATTGGGTTCTACTACTTTGAAATGTATACTCATGCCATTGGTACTCATGCCGGTTCCTTTGCCGGCCAGAGTACTTTCAATTTCTAAATCATCTAGATAATAATCGTAGGGAAATGCCTGGCTACGACCCTTAACAGGTGCTCCTCCACTTTGCATGAGCAGTGTCCAAGCGCCAGTATTTGGGTCCGGTCCGGCAGTTGATAATCCATAATATTGTTCAGGAGTCAACAACCACCAGCCGATACTATAGGTATAACTGGCATATTGATCTAAGACATTGGGTTGTGTTGCGATAAGCTGAGTAGAAAAGGCTGTGTTGATGGCCTGTTGGACAGTGCCGGTCGGGGTTGGTGGAGTATCGTCGGGCCCGACACTTTTGGCAGATTCGTTAGCTTTGCCGGCACCTGTGCCTGAGCTAGTTGGTGCCCAGGCTCCTCCATTATCGTCATTGGTAATGTTTAACGGGCTAGCTGGAGTAGATTGTGTTTGACCCGTGGTTCTAGTATCACCGTTAGTTCCTGTATCTATGCCAGTGGCATTAAGTTTTGCTATCGGTTCATTAGCAGAATTAAAATTGGTTTGAGCAGTAGTATAGGCTTGTTGTGTGGCAACATATCGCTCCTGATTCAATTGTAGTTGTGCTTGATAAGTTGAGTTATCGGGGTACGCTGCAACAGCAGCCTGGCTGGCATCTAAATTTCGTTTGGCCTCAGATTGAGCAGATGCTGTGGCGATTAATGCACTTTGATAGGGATTTTGTGCTGTTGCGGCGGCCGCTTGTTCTGCTGGTGTGTTGTAATTGTTTAGTGTATTATTTAGATTACTAAAGAAATTAGAATCATTTTGTTTGTTTACGGGCATGTTAGAATCCCAACACAGATTTTAGCGTGGCAATTTTGGGTAGATAAATTGTGGCGCCGGCTTCAAAGTCCATAGGCGGAGCAGTCAAGGTATTAGGGTTGCGTTGATAAAATACCCACCATAGGCCTGCATCTCCATACAAGTCGTAGGCCAACAAGTCAGGTCTATATTGAAATGTGGTATTGATAGTAAACAGGATGTCATCCGAGCTTTTGGGTATGGGTCTGTTGACCATGACATCCAAGAAGAATTGACTATACCCTGTCAAGTAATATGGGCTAGTAGCACTGTAGTTGCCGGCCATTACCAGAACCCTCCTTTGAGTAATTGTCCATTGGCAAATCCTTTGAGACTAAACAGCTGACTGACTTGACTACGACTCTGTATAGGCAATAAAGTTAGACTGATATCCATCTTGGTTGGTACATAGGTAGGATTGTTTAACAAACCTTGCAAGGGTGCTGGCATGGCATTTTGTGCACCAGGCGGTAAAAAGGATGCGGCCAATCTGGTCACTGTGGGCGACACAGCATTTAATGTAGTAGAATACAAATTCTGCAAAGGCTGTAAATTTAATCCTAGATTATTGGGAGTTCCAGAACTGATGTAGTCAACATCAGCCGGTAATGTGTATCCAAAATTACTAACCAAGCAAGGATGATTGTTGTACTGATAGTCACCTAGTCCGCTTAGAAATACCAAGGGCGGAGGACTACCACGATATTGTGCGTCTTGGCCGTAGAACATTTTGGTCACTGATCGGAAAAAATGTATAACTGCTAGAACATATGCAGCATCGGAGGTACTCTGTGCGGTAAATGTGGCTGTTAACTGAACTGCATCTGTGTAGCTGTTTTGATAAAAGTAACCACGATAGTTTGAGTGTGTTAAATTGTATTCACTGTAGTTGGCCTTGTAGCTCATGACAATGCTTGGAGTATAAGGAAATATTACTCCATTGGTTGTTTTCAATGGTTGCAATAGACCAGCATCGGTGGCCTTATATAGATAGTTAGCACCCGGAGCCAATCTCAAGGTCACCCGCCAGTCGGTGTTGATCGGCCCTTGTTGTGACAGGCTGGCATTGGTTTCTTGAGATACAGCTTTTCCTACCCCAGCTGTTACGGTTGCTTGTGCTCGGTTTTCATTTTCGTATAAAAATTGTTCGGATATAACTCCGCCGTTGCCTGCATCAACACCATTGGCAGCGGCCAAAGCATCTAGATCTGCAGCAGAATATTTGACTTCGCTGGCAACTGGTTTTGCTTGGTTTTCGCCTGCACCAACCTGCGGATCAGGAGGATTGCTAACAGGTTTTGGACTAGTGTCTACCCCTGCCAAGCCAGCATTATAATCTGGCGAGGCCGTCGTTGATGTCTGAGGATCTGTAGTAGGGCTTACTGGCGCAGGTGCTTTGTCTATCTGCTGGTAGCCAATCTGCTTTAAACCACCCGGTTGCGGCACTGTGCCAAGATATTTGCCAGTCTCTGGATCGTTGATAGGCACCGGTGCTGCATACCTTGGCGCATCTGGCCTACCGTAAATAACTTGATTTGATGCTTGTTCGCCAGCATTGACGGCGGCTATGTACGCATCGTATAGTGGGCCAGAACTTGGACTACCGGCCTGGAAGTATGCGTCTTCGGCTAACTTTTGCTTTGCCAAGATATCATCTAATGCTGACATATTTGTTTTCCTATCTTGTATTTACCGTAAAAATAAACCACCCAGATAATGATCTAGAGGTTGACCTTTGTGGTTTTTGTGCTACAATAAATATACTATTAGGAGATCAACGAGTGTCAACTACACCCACAAGAACACCAGCAAAAACCAATTATCTCAACAATAGAGATATCCTGAAACAAATACACCTAAGCAAAAATACCTACTGTACCTACCTGGATCCTGTGACAGATCACCAGTATGATATTATCCTGCCCGGCCTGGCCAAAATCAATCAGCGCACTGTTGCTGAAGCACGACGCAATCGTGCAGATCGACTCAAGCGCGAAGGTGTCATTGTTGACCCAAAACGGATTGCCAACACCGATCTGGTGTTTAGAATTACCTGCTGGGACCACATACCCATGGCCCCCAAAAAGGTACCCAAATCAGCGGCCAAAAAGAAACGGATCGAAGATATTTTTGAACTAGATGTGTTGGAAGAAGATGACCCGTTGGCCGACTTGATCGACATACCTGTGCTGGATGAAAAACATGTGCGCCTAAACTTTCCTCCGTTTTATCACTATAGGATAGATGAAAATAAACAACCCTTCCTTGTGGGCAAAAGTCACTGGCAGGGCGATCTTGAGCACGGCGAATTCTCCAAGGATCACGGCACCATGACTAGAACTCTCGCCACCATGTTCATGAAGTTGTGTGAACGCTATGCCACTCGCAGCAACTGGCGTGGCTATACCTACAACGAAGAAATGCGTGGACAAGCTCTACTACAGCTCAGTCAAATTGGTCTACAATTCGACGAGTCTAAAAGCCAAAATCCCTTTGCCTACTACACAGCCGCCATCACCAATTCGTTTACTCGTATCTTGAACCTAGAAAAGAAAAATCAAAATATCCGCGACGACATGTTGGAACAGGCCGGACTCAATCCTTCATGGACTAGACAGAATGCCGGCAAGAAAGATCCCAACTTGGGTGCCACAGTCACTATCACAGCCGGTGAAGATTACGAAGCTACTTAACCAGTTGACTTGCAAAACTCAAAATTTGACTGTATAATCAAGGATATGACCTTATTCAAAAAAGTAGCAGTCTGCACTGACATCCATTTTGGCCTCAAGTCAAATAGCCTACAACACAATCAAGATTGTTCAGATTTTATTGATTGGTTTATTGCAACGGCCCGGGCCAATGGTTGTGAAACCGGTATGTTCCTAGGCGATTGGAGTCACCAACGTGCCGCGATCAACATGCAGACCTTGCAGTACAGTCTGCGTAGCCTAGAAAAATTGTCGGCGGCCTTTGATCGATTCTACTTCATTCCCGGCAATCACGACCTATACTATCGCGATAAACGTGATATCTACTCAACCGAATGGGCCCGACACATACCCAATATACAGATTGTGAACGACTGGTTTGAAGACGGCGATGTCATAATTGCTCCTTGGCTGGTTGGCGATGATCACAAACGCATACCCAAGATGTCGGCCCGGTACATGTTTGGACACTTTGAGTTGCCGCACTTCAAAATGAATGCCATGGTAGAAATGCCGGATCATGGTGAAGTCAAGGTAGAAAGCTTTGGCGGATTTGATCGGGTGTTTAGCGGACACTTCCATTTAAGACAGCAAAAAAAGAACATCAACTATATCGGCAACTGTTTCCCACACAACTATGCCGATGCCGGCGATTCAGCACGTGGCATGATGATCCTGGACTGGGGTGGTGAACCCGAGTATCATGCCTGGCCTGGACAGCCCTTGTATCGTGTGCTCAAATTGAGCCAGGTGATTGATTCAGCTCCCCAAATACTTGTGCCCAACATGCATGTCAGGGTAGAACTGGACATTGATATCAGCTACGAAGAAGCCAATTTTATCAAAGACACATTTGTTCAAGACTACCGATTAAGAGAAATGTCCTTGATTCCGGTCAAGAGTTCAGCTGTGGACTTGGACATGGCTCCGGGCGAAATCAAGTTTGAAAGTGTGGATCAGATTGTAACAGATCAGCTGACCAATATCGAAAGTGAATTTTACGATCCAAAATTACTACTGAAAATATATCAAAACCTATGATACACATTAAGAATTTGACTGTGAAGAATTTCATGAGTGTGGGCAACAGCACTCAGGCCATAGACTTCGATCGCAAGGACTTGACGCTTGTGTTGGGTGAAAATCTTGACCTTGGCGGTGACGGGTCAAGAAATGGCACTGGAAAGACCACCATAATCAATGCACTCAGCTACAGCCTATATGGACAAGCCCTGAGCAATATTCGCAAAGACAATCTGGTCAACAAGACCAACAACAAAAACATGCTGGTCAGTTTGGATTTTAGTGTGGGTGGCCGAGAGTATCGCATTGAACGTGGTCGCAAGCCCAATGTCTTGAGATTTTTCGTGGACAATCAAGCACAGGTCTCTACCGATGAAGCACAGGGTGACAGTCGTGAAACCCAGGATGCTATCGAGCAGACTCTGGGTCTCAGCCACGACATGTTCAAACATATTCTGGCACTAAACACCTATACAGAACCGTTCCTGAGCCTCAAGGCCAATGATCAGCGTACCATCATTGAACAGTTGCTGGGCATTACCATGCTGAGTGAACGTGCTGATCGAATCAAAGAACATAATCGGCAAACCAAAGATGCTATCACACAAGAAGAATTTCGTATTCGTGCTGTGCAAGAAGCCAACCGGCGTATCGAAGAACAGATAGAATCGCTCAGACGCAGACAAACCCTATGGACAACCAAACATGGCCAAGATATCCAAGAACTTGAGAAAGCCCTGGCGGCGCTACAAAATATTGAAATTGAAGCGGAAATTCAAGCGCACAAGGATCACAAGTCATGGGATCAGCGGCGCAAGGATATCAATGAACTATCGAGCCAGATCTCACGAGTCAAACTGGATGTCAGTAGGGAAGACAAGCTGGCAACCAAATTATCAAAAGAAATTGAAACGCTCGAAGCTCATGAATGTCATACGTGCGGGCAGGCCTTCCACGACGAAAAGCACCAACACGTCTTGGCGGCGAAACAGGCAGATCTGGCAGGAGCACGAACGAGCAGCGCAGAATATAGCACTGTCTTATCAGAGCTGGAGACTGCCCACACGGCCCTGGGCCAGTTAGGCCGACCACCCAAGATGTTCTACGACAACGAGTCAGATGCTATCCAACATCAGGCCACCATGGCCAGTTTAGAACAGCAAATTGCCAACAAGTCAGCCGAAACAGACCCATACGAAGAACAGATTGCAGAAATGACCGGCCAGGCCCTGCAGGAAATCACGTATGATACACTCAATGATCTAACACGCCTACAGGAGCATCAAGAATTCCTGCTCAAGTTATTGACCAGCAAAGACAGCTTCATTCGTAAGAAAATCATTGAACAGAATCTCAGTTATCTCAATGCCAGACTCACGCACTATCTAGATCGTATTGGCCTGCCGCATACTGTGGTGTTCCAAAACGACTTGACTGTCAGCATCGAAGAACTGGGCAGAGAACTGGACTTTGATAACTTATCTAGAGGTGAACGCAATCGATTGATACTGAGCATGAGCTGGGCGTTCCGAGATGTGTTTGAAAGTCTGTACCAGCCGATCAATGTGTTGTTTATAGACGAAATGATTGACTCGGGTCTAGATACCCAGGGTGTGGAGAATGCGTTAGCCTTGCTCAAGCACATGAGCCGAGAACGTCACAAGAGTATCTGGCTAGTAAGTCATAGAGACGAACTCAGTGGTCGTGTGGAAAATATTCTCAAGGTAGTCAAGGAAGGTGGATTTACATCGTACAATACCGACGTAGAAATTGTATAGGAATTGAATAATATGATAACTACTAGTCCATGGTATGGCTGTACGAAAACACCCAAATTTCTGAACTACCCGAAGATTGTGTCGGATTTGTTTATTTGATCACAAATAACGTGTCCGGTAGGCGGTATATTGGAAAAAAATTAGCAAAATTTAGCAAGACAACATACAAGGTAGTAAAACTCAAGAACGGCAACAAGAAGAGAAAACGAATCAGAACTAAAATAGACTCAGACTGGCAACTATACTATGGTTCAAACGATCAACTCAACCGAGACATTGCAGAGCTAGGCTCAGACAACTTCACTAGAGAAATATTATTTTATTGTAAAAGCAAGGCAGAATGCAGTTATATAGAAGCTAGAGAACAATTCAATCATAGAGTATTAGAATCAGA